CCATGGTTTAGTCCTCCTTCCCCGCCGCTGCCTCCGGCACGCCCTCTAGCTCCACCGCCACCGGCTCGCCGCCTACGCGCAGCCCGCCGGTCATCAGCAGCTCCACACGCAGGCGCATCTCCGTGAAGCGGCAGCGCTCCACCGTCACAGGAGCCTCGCCGTACCCGGCGTCCACCGCGCCCCGCAGCAGGTCGAACAGTGTCTCCACCGTCACCACCTTGTCGTCCTTCTCCGCCGGCGCGGAGGCGCTTTTCGTCATCACCGCCATAGTTTCCTCCTTCTGCTCCGGCACAGCCGCCGGAACCGTTGTTTTTTCTGTCTCCGCCGCCGGGCGGGGCCTGCTGTACTTCGGCCGCATGAGCCCCTGCCTGCGGCGCCAGTCGGCGAGGCGCTTCTCCGGCACGCCCAGCTTCCGGGCCATCTCCTCGTCGGTGAGGCCTGCCTCAAACATCTGCCGCGCTGCCGCGGCGTCGAAGCTGAGGGGCCGCCCGCCGCCGTGGCTCCGTGGCTTCAGCATCAGTGCCCCGGCTTCCTCCAGCACCTCCCGGATCTCCCGCGGCGTCACCGCGTTCAGCTCCGCCAGTATGCCGATCTGCCGCTTAGGATCGCGGGCCGTGCGGTAGCTGCTCACGATCTCGCTCTCCGACATCTGCAGGTGTCTCACCGCCCCCCCTCCTTTCTTCCAATCCGTTCCATCTCTCCGCGACCTGCTCCAGAACGCGGTCGGAGGCGCCGGTACGCATACACGCGAGGCGCTTTTCCATGGCCGGTGCCGACAGCCCCTGCAGGCTGCATACGACCGTCACGGTGTTTTCGCCTGTTCGATACAGCTCGTACTGCAGCAGCCCCGCCGCGTCCATTTCCCGGCCGAGCCGGTGCCACACCGCCTCCCGCACGATCCCCGCATGGCGTTCATCCAGCAGGTCTGCCATTCTGTACACCATGAACCTGTAGTTCACCTCGACCTTGGACACGCCGGGGCCGTTGGGCTGGGCCACCAGTACCCGGCTGCCCGGTCTCTCACCGCCCAGCCTGTGTACCAGCTTCCACCGCAGTCTGCTCAGCCAGGCCATAAACTTCCTTTTCATTCGTCCATCTCCTCCTTCAGCCAGTTTTCTATGCTATGTATCGTGTCCGGCAGGGCGGTCTCCGCGCCCTGCGCCTTGGCGTAGCCGTCAAAGCGGAAGTCGAACAGCTGCACCGCCAGTTCCCTGTCCGACATCCGCCGGAGGACGTCGCCTCTTGTGGCCGGCACTACCACCAGTCCCACCCCGCCGCAGCGCGGGCAGCCCTGTGGCGTCACGCCCCGGCACGTCGGACAATACACCGTCTTCCTGTACAGCTCCTCGCGGTACTTCTTCATTCCAGCACCACCTCCACCTCGTATTCCTTCAGCATCCGCCGAATGTCCGCCCAGGTGACGTAGCCCTCGGCCACGCACCCGGCGGCGTGGTTTAGCTCCCGGGCCAGCTGCTGCACGTCGTCCATGGGCGCGGCGTGCTTGTCGATCAGGACGTAGAGCATCAGCTCAATGCCCCGGTGCAGGCCCTCCGTGATGCCCCGGTCATAGGCGGCATCCACGTCCTTCTGCGTCCGCGGCACCCGCCGCGGGTTCACCTTAGTTCCCATCCCGATACGCCATCACGCTGCGGCCCCTGTCCTCCGCCAGTTTCTTTTCCACAAAGGCGATGGCCTCCCGCAGAATGGCGCAGCCATGGATCCCGTAGTTGTGCTCCCGCCCGCAGCCCAGGCAGGCGAGGCTCCCGGTCTGCACCTTCAGCCGCCGCACCGCATACGATACTGAAAAAATCCATGTCGCACATTCCTCCTGTTTTTATTTTTCGGAGCGTTTCCACTCCGCTTCCAACTGTTTCCGCGCCGCCGTATCCGCCCGGCGCCAGTCCTCCCACATATCCTGCGTCCAGTGCCGCCGGTCTGCCGCCTCGGCCTCCGCCGTGTAGCGCTGCTGGGGCCGGACACTGTGGGCGATGGCCGCCGCCATCACAAGGTCGTCGTGCTCCCCCACCGCCGCCTGCGGCTTGCGGTTCTCGTCGTATACAAAGGTGATCATCTCGCCCAGTGTCCACGTCGACACCACCAGCCCCGGCTCCTCGTCCATCACCGTGTGCAGCGTGGCCAGCATCTGGGGCCGCGTCTTGGGGGACGTCACCCAGCCCTGGGACTTGACCATCACATTCTTAAAGGTGTCGAAGCGCTCCCGCTGGTAGAGCTTCGGGTAGTGCCACTCCTCCAGCTTCTTTTCCGGGTAGGTGGAGAAGTTGACCTCCACCGCCGTCAGCGCATCGTTGTAATACCGGCCCATACAGTAGATCTGCCGGGCATACTGTATCTCAGACAAGGGCATCTGCAGCTCTGCCACCTGCGCCCCGGTGCGGTTGTCCAGTACAAAGGCTGTGAAGCGGTCGCTGCCCTCGCCGGCTGTATCGCCGCCCAGCACATAGGGCACGCCCCTCTCCGGTGCCTTCCAGATACGCACAGCCCCGGCCTCGCCGGGCTCATACCGCCAGTTCCGGGGCGCTGCCCCCGGCTCCGCCGGCTCGTCGAAAACGAACCAGCCCACGGATGCGGGCGCCGGTGCGTGCATCCGCTGCCGGCCCAGCGCCGCGTTGTCGAAGTAGCCCTCGCCACTGAGCAGGAATGCCTCGTCCGGCGTGTTGGGGTACTCCTGCCGGAACATAGCCGCGTCGTTGCCGCAGTTGGCCTTGATGCACCAGCGGCGCCACATGAGCTGCTCATCGTCCAGCCCGAAGTCCCGCCGGAGGCCTTCCTCCTCCTCGTCCCACACGGTGCCCTCCGGCACGCTCTTTCGGTACCCCGGCTCCAGGTACCACGGCAGGAATATCGGCGTCCATGCGTTGACGCCGGCCACCGCGTCGTCCCACAGTGTCTTGAAGTGGTCGTAGCCGTTGGCGGTGGACTCGATGACCACCATCGTGTCCGGCTCATCCGGCACGGCCTGCATGATGCCCAGCAGCAGCTCGCCCTTGTTCTTGGGCCAGAAGGCGTACTCGGAGATATGTACATTGGTCAGCGTATCGCTTCGGCCTACGCCGCCCTTGCCCGCCGTCTGGCAGCGGATAGAGCTCCGCAGGCCCGGCCGGCGGCGCTTCTCTTTCTCGTCCTTGGTGGGGTTCTCGAACACCAGCTCCTTGGCGTTGGAGTTTTTCCGCATAGGCTGCGCGCCGGGCGGAAGGCTGTCGTAGAACAGCTTGTTCATTTTGAACAGGTTGGCCGTGGCCGTGTTCTCGTGGGCCACGATCAGCGTCTTTACGTTGGGACGCGTCACCGTATCCTGGAACATCAGCCCCTCCGTCACCGTGGAGATACCCTCCTGCCGTCCTTTGAGGACGATCAGTCGGATGGGCTTCCCCTGTGCCGCCTGCCGGCGGATGACGCCGTACAGGTTATTCTGCGCGTCGTTGAAGCGCAGGCGCGCCATCGTCTGTTTTTTTGTGCGTATCCACAAGAGGTTTTCGCAGTATTCCTTCGGGTTCCGCAGGTTCACACCCTCGCCTCCTCTCCTCAAAGCCGCCGCCCGGTCATCGGGCAGCCGCTTTCAAAAGAGGGCGGTGCGGGGCGGCTCACGCCAGCCCCGCCGCTTTTCTCTTTGCCATGACCTTGCGATACAGCCGCTGGGCTGTCCGGTCGTCCGTTACGATGTCACCCCGCAGGTAGTAGGTACAGCCGTCCGGAGACTCCGCCTTTCGCGTATGGTCCGTCTTGCCGGCGTAGTCGCATTTGTATCCGGCCCGGCCGGAGCGCCACACGCAGCTTCCGCAGTGTTCCGCCATATCACGCGCCCACCTTCCGCACCTGGTCAGCCAGTGCCAGCAGTGCCCGCCGCAGCTTCTCCTGCTGACTGTCCGGCAGCGCCTGCAGCAGCGCGGCCAGCGTGTTCACGTTTTCCACCGTCTGATCGAACACCACCTTGAACTTGGTCATGCCCTCGTTGCTGGCGGCAGCGGCCAGCTTGTGGGCGGCCTCCGCCTCGGCTTTGTAGCCCTTGGCGGCATCCAGCGCGCTGTCGCGTTCACGTTCGGCATCCTGAAGCGCTGCCTCGGCGGTCTCCTTCCTGTCCTCGGCCGCCGCGGCAGCGCCGCGGGCCTGCTCCAGTGCCTTTTCCAGCTTCGCCACCCGCCTGGCAGCTGCTGACTCGGCCTCCTGCCGGGCGGCGGCCAGCTGCTCCTCCGTGGCGTCCTTCTGCTCAATGGCCACCTCCGTGGGGCGGTTCTTCAGCGCCTCCAGCTCTCCCTGCAAGGCCTCCACATGGTCCCGTGCCTCCTTTGCGGCCTCACGGGCGGCGTACAGGTCCGCCTTGGCCTGCTCCGCCTCCTGGCGGGCAGCGTTGCGCTCCGCCACGGCCTTCTCCAGCTCCTTCACCGTCATCTCCGCCGCAGTCTTTTCCGCGCCGTTTACCGCGTGCTCTTCCTCGGCGAAGCTGTCGCGCTCTGTATCCGGCAAAGCCAGTAATACCAAGGCTTTCCGCACGCCCAAATCCGCAACGGTTGCGGATTTGCCGTACTCTTTCCACAGCCGGATATACTGCTGCGCGCTGCGCTCGGAGAACTCCACCTTCTTCTCCAGCCACGGCAGCCACTCCCCGTGGGAGAGCTGCGCCTTGGCCTCCACCAGCCGCTTGCCGATCTCCAGAATGGCCATGCCAGCCTGCTGCTTGTAGAAGTTGATCTCCTCCGTGATGACGTCGATGTCGCGCTCCTCAAAGGCCTCGCTCATATCATCCTCGCTGAACATCTTGCTCAGTTCCTCGCCCTCAGAATACCCCTCCGGGACCGTGTTCACCATGTCGTACATACTCATGCCGCGTTCCTCCTCGCTCTCTTTTTCGGCAGCTTCGGTCTGCCGTCCTCATCTCGTTTGCTGCCGGCCTTCAGCCATTTCAGCCATGGATCCAGCACCCCGGCGTACAGCTTTCTGGCGCTCTCCCGGTCCGGGTTGTCGGCGCAGCCCTCCAGCTCGTTCCGGTAGCCGTGTACCTGCACGACTGTGTTGCCGTTCATTTCGATGGTCGCCAGCGGCGTGTGGGGCCTGTCACGCCGGCGCAGGAACAGGATGGTTGTCGCTCCCGTCATGTGCCGGACAGTGTAACCGCCTACGCAGTGCTTCAGCGCCTTGCCCTCGTCCACGATCTCATCGGCGTTGACCGGTGCGCGGATAAGGAAGTCGTCCGTCCAGAATAGATACTTTTCAGACAGGGCGCGCAGCCGCTTCCTGTAGGCCTCCTCGGCGGCTTTCTGTGCCGCTGTGTCCTCCGCCTTCCGGTACTGGCGCTGTATGGCGCTCCACGCCGCCGTCACCCGGTCGTGCTTTTCCACAAGGTCCCGCGGCATGAGGATCAGGGGATTTTCCATGTCCATCCCGCAGTGCTCCGCCGCGTCCAGATAGTCCTTGTACAGCTGCAGCACCCCTCTCCGGGTGCCGGATCCGGGCCTGCCGCCTTCCTGCAGCGCTACCCGGTTCTTTTCCAGATAGGCCGTCAGCTTCTCCGCCGTGATGCCCAGCCGCTTCAGCAGGCGCACGGCGTAGTTCTCCTCGCCGCGGCCGATGGTCGCCTCAGCGCGCCCCGCCGCGGTTTCTAAGGTCATTTTCAGCGGCGTGTCCCTGTGCCGGATATACAGCCGCAGCGTCCGCAGCGGCTCTCCCACGGAACACGCGGCCATCGCCTCCTTCGGCGTGCATTTCATAAAGTCCCTGGGCTTGTCCGCGTCCCATTTGATGATGTCGGCGTTCCGCACGCCGCGCCCCACAAGGTCCTCCACCGCGTCCTCCAGCCCCAGCTTCACCAGCATTTCGATCTGGCGGGGGTAAAAGCAGCACGCCGTCAGCAGCTCAATGAAGTCGTCCGAGGGGAGATGTATCTTTCTCAGGCCGCACCAGCGCATAAAGCCCTTGTCCGCCTCCAGCAGCCCGATCACGTCATAGCTGCTGCCCAGTTCGGCGCAGTAGGTGTAGGGCGAGTGGATCTGCCACATTCCGCCCTTGCGCCCATTGCTCTTGCCGGGCGCAGTCTGGCGGTGGTAGCTCATGGGTGTGCCGCCGCTGCACCACCACGGCCGCGTGGCCTGCTCCGCCATGCCTGGCGTGAAGCGGTACACGCCCAGCAGCTTCATCTCCGGCAGCCGCGTCAGCACCGGCTCACCGTCCATACCGACGCGGCTGTAGTTCTTCTCACAGTCCCACGCCGTGGCCCACAGGGCGCCCCGCCACTGCCGCAGGATGACCGCCCGCCGGAAGCTCCACAGGTTGGCCCGCCCGCCGGAGTACCGCAGCTCCTTCACCGTGACCTCCGCGCCGCAGTAGGGGCACCTGCAGCGCCTTTTCACCGTGGGCGAATGGTCCCAGCCGCTCCGGGGCTCCGGCGTGTGGGGCGCGTGCAGGACGCGCAGCTCGTCGGCGTTGTCCGTGTCCGGCTTGACGAAGGTATGCCGCCGGCAGCAGGTAGTCCATATCTCGCTCTTGCCGCAGCGCTTGAACAGGAAGTGCCGGAACAGTCCGTTTACCGCCTCCATCTCCTGCGCTGTGGGCTTCGGGGCCAGTCGCTCCAGCGCGGAGGCCCTCTCCTTTTCGTCCATCATGGCGCTCACCAAAAGTCCGCCAGATCCAGCACTACGGCCTTGCGCTCCTGCGGTGCCGCCGGGACTACGTCATGCTCGCACATGGCAATGGTCAGCTTCATGGTCACCACGCATCCGGGGAAAAAGAACGCCGCCGCCCGCTTGTAGGCCTCAAGGTCGCTCAGGCTGCCGCCCACGCCCTTCAGCACGGTCTTGACGCAATCCTCCACGCTGCCGCCCTGTACCACTGCCTGGGCGAACTCCGCGTCCTGCCGGCAGAAGTCCTCCAGCGCCGCCACCACCGGCTTGAACACGACGGCCTCTCGCTGGCCCGTCGGCGCCTTGGCGCCGCGCAGCTTCTCCAGCGCCTTGTCCAAATACTCGTTCATCGCACAGTTCCTCCTGTTTGTCTGTTTGTCTCTCGCCCGGCCCCTCAGTGTCCGGCATATAGCCGCCGGAAGTAGTCCTTTCTGGCGGCGGCCTTCCGCTGCTCCTCTATGCGGATGATGCTGATGCAGTCATCGCACAGCGGGCCGGAGCCGTGGAAGATCTTGCCGCACCGCTGGCACACGTTCCGCACCACCGGCAGCTTCTCCCGCAGCTCGCACCGGGCGGCCACCTTGGCCCACGGCACGCCCCACAGGTGCGCAGCCTCCACCGTGGCCAGCTCCCAATTGGGGGCGATCACCGGCACGTCGTAGTGGCCCTCGCACTGTACCCACCACAGGAAATCGTCCTTCTTGCTCTTTCCCTCGGCCATGCTCACCGTCCCCTTCCGCACAGCCGTGCCTTTTCGGCCTTTGCGCTGTACTCGTTGATCTTGTGCCGCTGGTAGCGGTCTATCTCCTTCTCCCGCCGGTAGGCGGCCAGTTTTACCCGTTCCTCGGCCCTGGCGGCCTCTACCTCGGCGTACTTCCCGCAGCGGTAGCTCCCGTCCTCGTTCCGGCCGTGGCAGCCGATGTATCGCTCGGCGCAGTTCAGACAGGGCTTCAGCTCGGCGTTTCTCCCTGTCTTAGGTCGGTTTTCCATGTCACCAGCTCCCTTCTGGCGCCGGCAGCGGCGGCATCCTCATGTGACATGAGGATGTCCACCACATAGCCGTACACACCGGTATCCAGCGCCCTGTAGGTCTTTTCGCCTATGGTCACGGTGCTGCCCAGCGGAATGATGTCCGGATCCACCGCCACCGCCTCGCCGGGGTGTACCCACTCTCCGCTGGCGGTCAGCACAAGGTCGCCGCAGCGGTTGAGGTGGCTGTACGGCGTGCAGCAGGCGCAGTAGCCCGTCACCGTGAACACGCCGGTGCTTTCCGTGACCTCCGGCTCCAGCAGGACCGCCATCTCCTGTGGCTCCTGCGCGGCGCCCTCCGGCGCCGGTCTGCTGCTTAGCAGCCAGATCAGCTCCACCGCCAGCAGCACCGTCAGCACGGCGGCCACCGCCCACAGGGCGTTCCGCAGCCGCCGGATGCGGCAGGCGTGGCTGTAGGCCCGCGCCCGCCGGTTCCGTTCCATCCGTGTCTCTGTCACCGGCCCAGCGCCTCCACGCATTTCAGCACCGTTCCGGCCAGCCACGCCGCGCCGATATAGGCGCATATCCATCCGAAGGCGCTCATACCGTCAGCCTCCCCATCGTGTCCTCCGACCAGGTCTCGATGCGGTCCGTGTCCCGCACCTGCACCTGGTAGGCCCACGCGCCGTTCCGCTTCGTGGCCCGGAGTACCGTGCCTATGGGCGGGTGCCCGCCGTTTCTCTCCGCAGCCGCCGGGGTGAGGCACACCGTCTGCTCCCCTTCGGCGAACTTGGCGCCGCGGCTCTTTCTCTTGTTCATGCTCTGCTCCTTTCGTATCCCCGGCTTGCGCCGGGGGATGGCCTTTTCGATCAGTCCTGCGCCGGCTCCGCCGTCTTGGCCTTGACGCCGATGCGAAAGCCGGGGGCCACGCCACGCGAAATGCTGGCATAGTTGGAGTTCGCGGCGCCCGACGTGTCCACACTGCAGAAATAGGAGCTGGCGCTGGCATACGGCGAGCGCAGCCAGGCATACCACAGGTACGCTTTCCGGTTGCTCTGGCTCTCGGCGAAGAACGGCAGGGGCTTGTCCGGCGTGTCGTCCCGCTGCATCCAGTCCGGCGCGTTCTCACCGAACACCTCCACCGCGGACAGGGGCCACAGCTTGTCCGTACAGGTGTACACCTCGCCGTCCACCGTCTGGGTGATGGTGCGTACCACCAGCAGCGCCGCCAGCTCCTCCGGCAGCAGGGACAAGAGCTCCTCGTTGAGGCGCTCTCTGGCGTCGCTCTCCGGGTAGTTCACATAGTCCGTGTTCCACCAGCGGCGGCCGTCGTACATGGCCATGTCCCGCACACCCTTAAAGAGGCAGCCGGTGAGGATGCCGTCGGTGATGTCCGCCACCACGAAGGCGGCCTCCTTGCCGTTCTTGAGGTTGAAGGCGACCTCGTCGCCCACGCGCAGCCCCGCCAGCTTCTCCGGGCGAGTGAAGTCCTCCGCGCTCCAAATGGCCAAAGTCTCGTGTTTCATGTTGTTTTCCTCCTGTTGTTGATTATTTGCTCCCGGCCTCCGCCGGGTAGAAATTCGCACGTCCGGCAAAAAAGGTGTTCAGCACCGTTACCTGGATAGCCGTCGCCAGCTGGCCCCGCCGGGCTTCGTCCAGCGTGTCCACATCGGTCTCCACGCCGTTCACCTTCACATAGGCCTTCACCGTGATGGGCGGCCGTTCCCGTTTTGCCATGCTGTCACTCCCCTTTCCTGCCATCCTATGCCCCGCCGGGATTGTCCTATCTCTTGCACCTGCTTTACATCGACCGCGGTGCTGCTTATTGACTGTTCCTGCCTATTTGTGATATACTCACCGCGAAAGGTGGGATTTTCTATGAAGCGAGAAATTCTTTCTCATTTTCCGAACAAATCACCCTATGCGGTACCTTATGACGAGCCTTGCTCTTGTCCTCTCTGTCATTTCGCAATTAAACCAAATCACATTAAGGACGAATGGTATCTGGACAGCAGGTCTCATAGACATCTCGCCATCTTCTATACCTGCCCTCACTGTTTCCGTCCCTTTGTCGCCCACTTCCGCGATAAGTCTCTCGGAGCAATCATGTCGCCTGTTCTCGATTACTGTGGGCCCGAGCTATATTCCGCGCAGCAGTTCGAAGCCAACATTGAGGGCTTGTCGCCCCAGTTCGTGAAGATCTACAACCAAGCCCTTGAGGCAGAGAGCCGGCAGCTCGACGAAATCGCCGGCATCGGTTATCGGAAGGCCTTGGAGTTCTTGGTCAAGGACTATTGCAAACACGCGCACCCCGACGAAAGCGATGAGATAGAGCGCACTTGGCTGAAAACATGCATTGTTAAGTTCATTCCGCAGCAATCGATCCAGACTCTCGCCAGCCGTGCCGCTTGGATCGGCAACGATGAGGCGCATTACACTCGGAAGCACGAGGATCGTGATACAGCAGATATGAAAAGCTTTATTCAAGCCATGGTACATTACATCGGAATGGAACTCGTCCTCGAAGACGCCGCTTCTATGGATCCAGCGCATTGACCAGCAACCGGCTTAAATGGGAGGTGCTTCAGCTTGAAGAAACTGCTTATAGCACTCTTTGCACTGCTCCTGTGCTGCACGGTGGCTCTCGCTCATCCCGGAGGAACCGATGCCGCCGGTGGCCATTACGACCGTTCTACCGGCGAATACCATTACCACCACGGCCACAAGGCCCACCAGCATTACAATGGGCAGTGCCCATACAACTTCGATGACCGCACTGGTGCTGACAGTCGGCCATCCGACGACAGCGACTCCGGCTACGTTGAAATGCCCGTGCTGCGGAATGACGCTGATACCGGCGAACCGGCCAAGGCTTCCACCTCGACATGGGACGATCTCGTTTTGCTCGTCACGAGCGTCAAGTTCTGGCTTGGCATCGCGGAGACTGTCATCGCCTTTGCGATCCCGGTCGCCATCTATGAGTGGGCCATGCGTTCCCGGAAGAAAAAGAAATAGTCCCCTGCCGACCGCGTCCCTCCGGGCGCGGTCTTATTTACGCCAAAAGTCATTGTTTAGTTAACTCTCTCGCCAAAAAAATAGAGATGAGTGAGTCCACATCAACCTGCAATGTATTGGCCAGCTCGACCGTGTCCTTAATGTCTGGCATCCGTTTTCCGTTGGTTATGTAGTTTAGCTTCTGTTTCGGCCAGCCAAGCTGTCTGGCGCAGTCCGCTTCTGTTTTGAAGCGCGTATAAATCATGCCGCGCAGTTCATTCATAAGTCGCTACCCTCCTTGTTTTCATGGTCATCGTTTAGTGACTTTCCATTATACTATCACCGAACTTCCTCGTTGTCAACTATTGTTTGATAATTTTGCGAAAATATTTTGCGCGTCATTTTCTTGTTGACACTGTTTGATAACTGTGCTTTAATTGTCTCGGAGGTGTAATCATGAGTTTTGGAACTAAACTTAAACTGTGCAGGTCGGCACTCGGTCTGTCCCAACAGCAGCTTGCCGACCTTGTTGGCTCCACAAAGCAAATTGTGAGCCTTTATGAAAAAGACGAGCGCATCCCCAAAGTGACAACAGCCGCAAAATATGCCGACGCTGTCAAGGTCCCTTTGAAATATCTTATCACAGACTCCATCCCCATCAACCTGTGGGAGGCCGACGACCTTTTAGAGGATTACTGGCGGGCGTCCTCTGCGGATAGATTAAAAATTGTTGTTCACCGAGGGATTGATCCCCGGATAGCTCTTGACTATGAGCGCGTTTCCGCCCTCGCACAGTTAGCAAAAACAGAAAAAACCGCCGCCCTGGCCGGCGACGGTCTTTCCCCTCTGGATGTCAAGCTGATTGAGCTGCTGCACTGTCTTACCGAGGATCAGAAGCGTCTGCTGCTGGCCCAGATAGAGACTCTATTAAGCCAACGAGGATGAGGATCTTCTCGTCCTCTGTCAGTAGTTGGAACCTTTCCAGTATCCTGTCATCTAAACTCATTTCTCTCCCCTTTACGTCCGGCTTCCTGCTTCCTTCTGTATTCATTATGCTGCCGGCGTAGGCGAAAAGTCAATGAGCTATCCTGACAATTTCTGCCCTATTTTAACAATTCGCGTTTTTCTCAATTTTTTCCTACCTATATTCGGGTAAAAATTTGCCCAATTTGGGGAATTGCTACCCAATATGGGTAATTTATGTAAGGAGGAGCACTATGTCCGTTATTGACGAGTTATCCCCATACATCCGTGCATACCCCAAAGCGTTCCGCATGGCGCGGGCCCGCCGCGGCCTCACCAACGAGGAATTGTCCGAGCGCTCCGGCGTTCCCTACTCCACCGTCCGCAACGCCCAAAGCGGCAACGGCGGCGTTACCATCGTGCAGGCGGCAGCGCTGGCCCGCGTCCTGGACCTGTCCATTGACGAGATGTTCGGTGCGGTCAAGCCGGAGGCGGAGCGTCAGCGTGCAGAGCTGGAGCAGCGTATCCGTGCCCTTGAGCTGGAACTGGCAGAGCGCAATGGTGAGATCCGCAGCCTGCGTGACGGCAGCGGTGCCCTCCGTTCCGAGCTGGACTGGCGCACCTATGCGCTCATCACCGTCTGTTCGCTTCTTTCCGTTGCCATAGTCGGGTACCTTATCTGGGACTTCCGGCTGCCGAACGCAGGCCTCATCATCGGTGGCAATATGTCGCTTGCCGCGTGGCTGGTCCTGCTGCTGGTCATCGCAGCCGCCTACGTCATGGGCCGCTGTCTGCTTCGTATGTCCTCCCGGTATACCAGGCAGTCCCACACCGTTTTCATCGGCCACGAGCCGGGAGGTGACGAGCATGACTGACTTGAAGATTGCCGCGGCCTATATCCGCGTTTCCACCGATGATCAGGTGGAACTCTCCCCCGCCTCCCAGCTGGTGGAGATACGCAAGTGGGGCGCGGCCAACGGATACCTCGTCCCCGATGAGTTTGTCTTTGTGGACGAGGCGAAGTCCGGGCGCAAGGTCACCGGGCGCGACGAGTTCCGCCGTCTCATCGCCACCGCCAAGACCAAGCCCAAGCCCTTTGACGCCATCCTCCTGTGGAAGTTCTCCCGCTTTGCCCGTAACCGGGACGACGCGGTGTACTATAAGTCCATCCTCCGCAAGCAGCTGAAGATCGAGGTCATCTCCATCAAAGAGCCCATCGAGGACGGCAAAATGGGCGTCATTATGGAGTCCATGATCGAGGCCATGGACGAGTATTACTCCATCAACCTGGCCGAGGATGTCAAGCGCGGCATGGAGGAAAAGCACCGTCGCGGAGAGCTGCAGGCCACGCCGTCTTTCGGGTACACTGTCCTTGATAATGTGCTGGTCCCTGTGCCAGAGGAGGCCGTATATGTGCAGGAGATATTCTCCCGCTTCGTTTCCGGCGAAGGCTTTTACTCCATCGCAAGGTGGCTCAACTCCATGGGCGTCAAGACGCACCGCGGCAGCGCTTTTGAGAACCGCACCGTCGAATACATCCTCCGCAATCCGGTATACATAGGCAAGCTGCGGTGGAACCCTGCCGGGCGCAGCCGCCGGGACTACGCAGATCCGAATATCATCGTGACCGACGGCAGACACGAGCCCCTTGTCTCCGAGGATACATTCCAGCAGGCCCAGACGCGCATCGCGCAGCTGAAGGCCACCACGCCCTACAAGGCCCGCCCCCTCGGCAGCAACAAGGACTGGATCAGCGGCCTTGTGCGCTGCGCTTCCTGCGGCTCCACGCTTATCTTTGCCAAGCCCCATTACTGGAAGTGCAACAACTATGTGCGCGGCCGCTGCCGCGCCTCCCAGCACATTTCCTCCGATTTGCTAAAAAAAGCCATCCTCGACCGGCTCCACATGGACGCCGCGGCATCCGCCCCTCTGAGCTACGATGTGCTGCGCGTCAATGGGCGTGACGGTGATACCGCCTCCGCCCTTCGGACGCAGCGTGCGTCGCTGGAGCGCCGTCTGGAGCGCCTTCGTGAGGCATTCCTCGCCGGCGTCGATACCGTTGAGGAATACCGGCAGCTGAAGGAGGACGCGCAGGTGCAGATCCAGCGCATCGACCAGGAGCTTTCCGCAGCCGCCGCAGAGAACCGCCGGGCGGGCGATGTCTCTATCATGCGCTCCGCCATCAGCGACGCCCTGGCGGTCATTGAGAACGAGGACGCCTCGCTGGAGCAGCGCTGCAACGCCGCCCGGTCCATCATCGACCGCATCACATGGGACAAGGCGCAGAACCTCCTGACCATCCACTACCGGCTCATGCTGGAATAATTTTTGCCCATAATCGTAGTCTGTTGCCATCAGGTGGCCCGGACATCAATAGACTACAAAATAAACGCATAAAGCCGGAGAGCTAAGGCTCTCCGGCTTCTCTTTATTTCAGCACCGGCATTTTCACCGTGCCGCTCCCCAGCACCGGCATCTGTACGCCGGAGCTTCCCTGGCTCCCCAGCACAGGCATGGTCACGCCGCTGCCGCCCAGCACCGGCATAGACACGCCCGCAGATCTGCCGGAGCGCCACGGCGCTTCATAGATCTTGCTCTCGGCCCATCCCTCGGAATAGTAGAGTGCGTCCTTCTGTTCAGAGGTCAGGTCCATGTCCGCGATGGCCTCCAGCTTCTCGGCCTTCTTGCTCATGGGCGACGTGGCCGCCTTGTAGTGGTAATACTGCGTCGGCGTGATCCCCGCGGACATTTCGAGCTGTGCTTGCGTGAGCAGCGTCTTATCGCTGGCCATATCCGCGAAATAGATCTCCGCCTGCGCTTCCTCGCTGATGCCGGACCGCCGCAGATAGTCGAACTTCTGAGACACGGCACTCTCCGTGCTGGTGGCCTTGATACCCTTCGTTCCGAAGTAGTATGTATAGAAGTCATCATAAGACACGCCGTTCTGCTTCGCGTCCTGCGCCCTCTCGTATACATCCTTGTTGTATACCTGCAGGGCGTACTCGGCGCCGAAGCAGTCCTTGTTGGCCTCGCGGTACGCGGTGTCCTCATCCTCTCCGGCCGCAAGGTGACTTTCCACAGCGGCACGGAACACGTCTTCCTGCGCGATGGCGTTTTTCTGGATGCCGGTCACGATGGCCTTCAGCTCTCGAGTCTGCTGCTTTTTCTCACTGTCGGACAGTTCCGTGGACGCTTCCACCTCGCGGATCTGCTTCCAGAGGTCAGAGCAGGCGGTCTGCTGCTTGTTCCACCAGCGGCTCACCACGCCGGATGCCACGTCGCCGGCGTTCTTGGCATACTTCAGTTCGTTGGCCTCATCGTAAAAGTCACCGCTTACGCGGTTACTGCTCATGGCGTCCACCGTGAAGGCCTTTTCAAACATACCGCGCTCGGCCTGCGGTGTCAGCATCGGCAGGAGGAAATCGCCCAGTACGCCGCTGTACTGATCCAGCACATAGTTCAGCTTTTTCGGTGAGATGCCCAGCGCCTTGCCTACGGCCTTGGAGAACACGTCCGTGCTGCTGTCGTAGCGCTCGCCCGGTGCGTAGTTCTGCAGGCGCTGGCTCTCGATGTCTCCGCCGTACCACGTCCGACCGGGACTGTCCGGGTTGAGGAGCTGGGAGTCGATGAGCGCGGAAAAGATGTTGCTGGTCAGTGGGTTCGCCGGGGCGACCTGGTTGCCCATGGTGTTGATGGTGGAGAGAATGTCCACGTCCTCCCCTTTTACGGCATCCGCCACGCGGTCCGCCGTGATGCCCAGCAGGGACAGCTCGCGTCCCTTCGGGATCTTCAGCCAGTAGCCGTTGCCCAGCTTGAACATATAGTTCGTGTCCTTGTCGCTGTCCCGCAGATTGTCCCACTCGTCATCGTCGTGGTACAGCAGCGCGTTCAGCAGGGACGGAGCGATGCCCAGCGCCACGGCCCGCGCCGCCAGCTTGGCCCACTCCTTTGCGCCCTTGGTCTCCGTCACCCGCCGGACGAGCTTGTCAAGGCCCTGCACGCCGGGGTTCAGGAAGGGTACATAGTTGGCGTTCAGCACCTTGCCCAGCGAGCCGGAGCGTCCGAAGTTCACGGTGATATCGGCGGCGGCATAGAGCGCGTCCGCCTCGGCCGCAAGGTCGCTTACCGCTTCGCCGCGCTGCTTCGCTGCCTCCGCTTCCTGCATGACGCCCATAAACTCCGCCAGACGCGGGGCCTGTTCCGCGGCCATGTTCAGCGCCTCCACTCGCGCCATCACCTTGCCCATCAGGCCCTTCGGCTCCTTGACGGTGCCGGTGGTGTAGTCGAACACAGAGGAGTAGACGCCGCCCAGTGCCTTGTAGAGCTGCCAGTATTCCCCGTTGTTCTTTATCTCTGCCAGCGCCCGCGGATAGTTCCGTGCAAACGCCGCAGCGTCCCGCGTGTTGAGCCCCGCAGTCTGCAGGTCGCGGATCACGTTCCTGGCAAGGAACGTCGGGTTGTAGCCCGTCACCAGCGACTTGAACAGGTTGTTGGCGCCGCGGGCCACGCGCGTCAGCTTGTTGCTCTCCGTCGTATCCGGGGACAGCGCCTTCACGGCATCGAACAAGGTATCGTCCACCGTCATTTCCCACAGCTTTCCGTCCATATAGGCTGTGACGATCTTGTCCTTGTTGGGCCTCTCGATGGCGGCATCGTCCAGTGTCTCCGGGTTGAACTCATGCTCGTACTGGCTCGCCTCTTTGACGTAGCGGTTCACCGCATCCGTGTCGCCTGTGCTGAGATAGTCGCGCAGCAGCCGGTCCGCGAAGCGGTTTTTGCTGCCCTCGCGCACGACCTTCATTGTCTGCTTGCCCAGCGCCTCATGCAGCGGCACAAGGCGTTCCGTACCGCCCTGTGCGCGGCCCACCGTCTTGCCGATACGCACCGCGTTCAGATCTCTGCCCCGTCCCGCCGTGTCCGCGTCCTGTACGCGCATGGTAGGCACATAGTTGGGGTAGAACTCCTTGAGGAAGTCCGCGTTCTCCTGCGTCATCAATCCGCTGTCCACCCGGTACTGCATCATATTGTCGATGTACTTCCGTACCTGTGCCTGGTACTCCGCGAACTCTGGGTGCTGCGCCAGCAGCTTCTCGGCGCGGGCCCGGCTGTCCTCTGCGGAAAATTCATAGTCGAACACAGGCTTGTCCTGTATGGCCTCGGCCTTGTCCAAATTCCGCAGCAGCCGTTCCCTCTCCCGCGCCAGTGCCGCGATGTCCGGATCCGGATCCTCCGTCAGCCGGTGGAGCTGGGCAGCGGTGTCCGTCCGAATATCCGGGTTTTCGGCGTCGAAGTCGCGCAGCGCCGCTTTCGCCTCCAGCACCTTTTCCGCCTTGCCCTCGGACAGGCTCATGCGGTCGATGTTGTGCAGGTCGAACATATAGAGCTGGAAGTCGTGGTAGAGGTCCTCCCCTCTTGCGCGGATGGGCGAGAACACATCGTTGAGGCTGTCCCCCACCTTCCTGCCCCTCACGTCCGTCTGGGCATCCGTGATCATGTTCACCCCGGCAGAAGACGACGCCCGTGCCTGGTTGTAGAACTGATACAGGTACGGATCGCTGACCGCCTCAGACAGTTTCGTGACGCTGTGCCCGGCATCCACCATCTTCCGGTAGAAGAAGTCCCACGCTTCGCGGGCAGCCTCTCGCTTACTCTGCTTTTTCGGTGTGGTCTTGTCCGTGACCATGTCAGAGGTCGCGTCCTGCAGGTACTCCCTGCGCCCGATTACGTCCGCCTGGTCGGCATACAGGCCGGCCAGCTCGTCGAGGTCTGCCTGCAGGACCTGCTCCTGCTCTGCCGCCGGAGGCGCTTCACTCTGCTGCAGCCGTCGGAGCTGCGCGTCATACACGGCATCCGCCGGCGTGTACGGATCATCTGTGAGGATGTTCTCATCCTGTGCCAGCGCGTCCATATAGGCGTCCATCTCCGCCCGGTTCGCCGCGGAGACAGGCTCCTGTGTCACCTCTGCCGGTGCGTCGCTGCGGCTCTCGTAGTTGTACACATCCTGCCACGTCATGGCATCTGCCGGCGTCGCCTCAGAGGTATCCCGCCGGATGATATTGCCGTCCCGCACAAATGCGCTCGGTGCACTTTCCCCTATCACCGGCATCTCCACCTCGTTGACAGCTCCCTCCGTCTGTGCTATACTGTCAATAGAGGGCTCGATGTTAGCTACATGGTTGCGCGGTTCTGCCGCGGGCGTGTCTGATGCAACGTCGGGGCCCTCTGCTTTTTTGTAAAGCACATTCCCCTCTGCGTCCAGCGCCTCGTGTAGATAGTAGCGGTTTGCCGTATCCCTAACGACTACCGCGGTCACATACGTTTTCGCGCCCTTATAGGTCACAGGTGCAGCAAATACATAGCTGTCGTACCCCCTCCCCTTCCAGTTCGGTGTGTAGTTGATCTGCACGCCGTTTTCTATTACGCCGGGCACGGCCGCCGCCAGCTCGATCTTCGCATCTCCGATCCCGTGTCCGACCATGCTGTTCTTGACCTTCGACTTGGAGAACAGCACATCCCCGAAGCCTTCGCGGCGCACCTTCCCGCCGATGCTCTGGAAGAAATTGTACACCCTGTCTGTCACTCTGCCGGTTTTCCCCACCTCTTGGCCGGTCACATTGGCCACCGGCTCTATGCCCTCAAGGGCAGGGATATTGGACCGCAGCAGGCCCAGAACGCCCTCAGCATCGCTCTTGGTGCCGTCGTTGAACGTCGCCGCCGCCTGCCGCTGGGCGTATGTATTCCCCGCGGCGTCCGTCACCCGCGGCATGGTGATCTCCCCCGCCGCCGTATTCGGCTCTGTAAGCCTCTCTGCGGCGTTCTGCGTTTCGGCGTTAAAGTTTACGCCCGGTGCCGTCTGCGCGTCCTGTGCCGCCGGTTCCGTGGCAAACTGCGGCATTTCCGCCGTGCTGGTATCCTGCGTGCGCTCCAGCGTCGGCATTTGCACCGTCCGACCTCTCCGAAGCTGGCCGCTGCCGCCGATAAGCCCCATAGCGCCGCCCAGCAGGAAATCATAGGCCATCTGCGCCGCGTCGTCCGTTGTGAAGATGGCCCCGGTGCCGTCGTCCAGCCCCAGCGCCCGGTCCGCCAGTGGGTTCAACACGTCGGAAATGACTTCTTCAAGGCCTTCACCGCCGGAGTTGATGAGCCACACAGCGGCCCGCTGGCCTGCTTCTGTCTTGGCCAGCTTGTCGGCCACTTTTTCCACAAGCTCGTCCGCCGTACCGGCGCCGTAGGCCTTGGCGAGACCGCCGAACAGCTTTTCCGTCAGCACCTCGATTGTGGCGCCCTTCAGGCCGGAAAGCGCCTGCTGCCCGGCTGTCTTACCCTCCCGCCGAGCCTCGGCGGAGGCGTCGCCGTACACACGGCTGGCCATGGATACCATGCCCGCGCCCGGTGCGATGGCGTTCGCCGCCGTGTCGGCCAGGAGCTGCGTGCCGGTGTAGCCCAGATCCACAAGGAACTGCCCCACCTTGCCGCTGCCCTCCTTGGCGGCAGCTATGTCCTTGTCGGCGCTGGCCTTCAATCGGTCCGAAGCAGCGAAGGCGTCGTTGGCAGCCTCCATCGTCCTTGCCTTTTGGCTCGCCGTCGCGTCCTTGTAAACATTCTCCATCTGGGCGATCTTGCCGTCGGTGTACATCGTGTTGAGTATCTTGTAGTACCGGCCTCTCTCGTCCACCGTCAGCCTCTTGCCGGTGCGGGGGTTGACGCCGGTTTTCAGCGCCTGCTCATAGAAGGCCTTGTTGTCCTTCATCTGCTGTATCTTTTTGTCGTACTCGCCCCGCTGCATGGTCTCCTGCAGGTTGCCCATGCCCTCCACGGCGCTGCCGCCGATGTTGGCGTAGGAGGATCCGATGCCCTTCACCGCGGCGCGTGCGGTCTTGTACGCCTTTTCCAGCAGCTCTCCGCCGCCGGAGTAGTCGCCCGCGCCGAATGCGCGGATGTTCGCCGCCCGGTCTACCGCCGACTGCTGCGCCGGCTTCACGGTCTTTGTCTGCGCCTGCTTCGTGGGCTGCGCGGCCTTCACCTTTGGTGCCGCAGTGCCCCCGCTGCTCTGCGTGCCTGAGCTGTTTACCACGGACTGCACAATGCCCACACCTTTGGACGCGGTTTTCCCCAGCACGGGCATCTGTGTCCCCGATGTCTTGGCCGGAGTCTCCAGCTTCGGCATCTGCAGCGCAGGAAGCGCAGAGGGCAGGGACGCACTGCGCGCCCCTGCCTTTTTCTGCTTGATCACTTCTTCGATGGTCATAGCCTTAGACTTTTTAGCCATGATAGAGCCCTCCTGTCAGCTTGTCCAGCCGTTCTGCCTCATGGTCGCCGCAAGATCACTCTGCTGTGCCGCGCTCAGCTGCCCCCACGCCTGCTGGATAAGGCGGTTGGCCACGCCGGTCATGCCGCGGGAGGCGTACAGCATGATGTTGTTCTTCACGGCGTTGTAATTGCTGAGGCCGGTGCCGGTCCCTGCGGCGCTGCCCTGCTCCTGCGTGGCCGCCCCGCCTCCGCCGTAGGACTGATAGCTCGCGGTGCCGCCACCCGACTGCTGGCGGGTGGCCATGCGCTCCTGCATATAGCTCCTGTATTCGCTCTGCACTTGGCTGAGGTAGTTTGCCATCTGCTCCGCGATCTGCGCGTCGCCAGAGAGCCGGGCCGCCGTGATGGCTTGCTGCAGCTGCGCCATCGTGTCGTTGTACTGTGTCTCAAGGTCGGTGAGGTCGTTCTGATAGTCGGCCTCCGCCGCGATCCGCTGGCTGTCCGCCATGCCGCCATACACGCCGCTGGCCGCCAGCTCCTGGTCCATGTTTCGCCGGGACAGCATTTTGTTGATGTACGCCCGGCGCGCCGCGTCCTCATAGCTGGTGCCCGCCTGCTCGATCTGGCGGTTGTAGTCGTTTACGGCCTGCTGCACCTGCGCGTTGACGGCATCGCGCAGGCGCTGCTCATAGTCGGTGCCGCCCATGCGGTCCAGGAAGTTCTCCCACGACATATCGCCGTTCAGCTCGTCCTGCGCCAGCGCCTCCCGGTAGGCGTTCCACGCCTCGGCGGCGCTCATGCCGCCCGCCGAGGCCGTGGAGTTCGCGCCCCACAGGCCGTCCGCCGTAGTGCCGTAGTATTCCTGCATCTGCCGGACCTGGTCAGCGCTCAGGCCGCCGTTGTTGTAGCCGCTGCCGGAGTAGCCGCCGGAACTGCCGTAGCTTCCACCGTAGCTCCCGCCGGAGTAGCTGCCCTGCGCCACGTTCTTAGCAGCATCCTTCACCGCACCGGCGATGGCCCCGGCCACGCCGCCGGCAAGGCTCCCGCCGGAACCGCTGCTGCCGCTGCTTTTGGTGGTGCCGCCGGAGGAGCTCGTATCCTTCGCTACGCCGGTAAGACGCCCCACCTGTACGGCCTTATAGCCCGGAGGCGCAGAGACCGCTCCCTTGCTCCCACCGGAGGATCCGCCCTTGATCCCGGTGCCCCCGCTGCCGAAGATAGCGCCGGTCAGCGCACCGTTGATACTGCCCCCGACTTTGGTGCCTCCCCGGTTGTTCCCGGTACCGGTGGTCTTGTTATTCTTGTTCCTATTGGTGGTCTGGATGATGTTTCCGTTGTACCTTGCCATATCCCTTACCTCCTTACACCCTCAGCAGGGCCGTCCATGTGTTCTTGCCCACGATGCCGTCAGCGGCCAGCTTGTTGGCTGTCTGGAACTTCTTGACCGCCTTCTCCGTGGCCGCGCCGAAATCACCGTCCGCGCCGTATACGCCCACGCTGTAGCCCCAGCCGATCAGTGTCCGCTGCAGCAGCTTCACCTGCTGGCTCTTGCTGCCCTTGGCCAGCATATACAGCGTCAGCGTGATATTCACGCAGGGCTCCTCCGGCTTCTCCGGCTCCACCGGCGTACCGTAGGCGATGGCCTCAAAGGGGAAGTTGTCGCCGGGGCACCCGGTGGCGTTCACGTCCCGGTGCTTCTGTACCTTCGTGATGCCGTACTTCTGCTTCAGATAGGCCACCAGCTCCGCGCCCGCGGCCCGCTGGGCCTCCGGCATGGTGGTCTCCGTCATGTAGTTGCCCTCGAAGCACACGCCGATGCTGTCGTAGTTGTTGTTGCCGGCGTGGGCGCCCACTGTGTCCTCCGGACGGCCCCGGTAGACGGAGCCGTCCTTGCGGACAAAGAAGTGGTACCCGATGCCCACCCAGCCGTTGGCAAGATGCCAACTGTGGATCTGCTGCGCCGTGCAGGTCTTAGCCGCTGCGTGGTGCAGGATGATCCTCGTGGTGGCGGCCCGCTTCGTCAGCGAGCCGTTCCACTTGTAGTCCACCTCGTTAATTTTCATCGTTCGCGCCCTCCGTGTCCGCCGCCACAGTCTCCGCGTGGCTCTCGGTAACGTTCTTCAGCTTTTTAATGAGCGTCACCAGGAACTTCGGCACCGGTGCGCCGATGGCCGCCACGTTCTCGAGGATGGAAATCAATTCGTTAATGATCAGCCACGCGATCACGATAGCTGCGATGAGGAATTCCGCATTGATGTGGATGCCCACCTGCTCCATACCGTAGCGCAGCAGATAGTCCGCGCCCATAGCCACCAGCACGATCACCAGGTAGCCCACCTTCTTCAAGATGCCCTTGATGCCCGTCCGGCTGCACAGCTCACCGGCAGACCACGCCTTGGTCATCCCTGTGCCGTAGTCCACCACCATGGCGATCACCAGCACGATCAGGGGGATAAACAGCTGCACCATATAGGCGCTCAGCACACCCAGCGCTGTGGCCACCACCGCAGAAATGGGGTTCATAGTCTCTTTCATGTCTCGCTCCTTTCCGCGCCCGATCAGGGCGCTTTCGTCATGTCCTCCGCCCCTGTGGCAGCGTCCAGCTCCCGCAGCAGCGCTTCCTTCGTCTGTTCATCTCGTATCACGGCCACGGCGCGTTCCACCAGGCAGCACAGCGCCTCAATGACCTCCAGCTCACCCATTGGCGTTCTCCGACCAGCCGTACACGCCCGGCTCCCACACGTTGCCGTCCACGTCGCTGGTCCAGTGCTTGCCGTTGTGGCTCACCCTGTCCCCGGCGCTGTAGGCATCGTGCGCGCCCGTGGGCTGGCCCCACGCCGGCCACGCCTCCGCCGGATCCGCTGCCGTCGCCCACAGGGACGCCGCCTTGTCCGGTTCCCAGCCTGTCTGGGACGTGTGGGCCTGCACGCAGCGGTACAGCTTCTCGCCGTAGTTGCGGAGCTGGCCCACTGTATAGGCCACGTTCGCAGTCCAGTCGGCGAACATTGCCCGGTGTTCTCCCGCCGTCACGGCGTCGATGGTCCCCGCCTCCGCCAGCGTCACAAAGGCCACCTCTGTGGCCGCCGTCTGCACGGCCAGCCGGCTCTCCAGCGTGTCCACCTTCTCCCGCAGGTACGGCACGCTCTCCACGATCTCCGCCGCGACCTCCTCTGTGCCCTCCATGGGTGTCCTGTTGCTCAAGGAATACACCTTGCCGCCCAGCACGACGCCCTGCGCGTCAGCGGCCTCACAGAGGCCGTAGCAGCCGTTTTCCAGCAGCCGCACCCACACCGGCCATTCCTGCGCGGCCACCTCCTGGCCGTCCTTCTTGAATACATACATTGTCTAACGCTCCTTTCCCGCGCCCACCAGCGCGGCGATGTAGTTCAGATCTGCGATGGTCGCCTCAAAGAAGGCGTTGCCCCAGAGGAAATGATCCTCATGGGCCGGATGCCGGTACTTTCCGCACAGCCTGTCTGCCCACACCCTGTCCCATCGGCTCTGATGGTCGGCGTCCATGCGTTCCAGCGTCTTGCAAATGGACTCCGTCAGCGCCCCGCGCCGGAGGCCCTGTCCGTCGTCATCGCGCTTGAAATGCTCGTGGGCTCTCTGGCTCCCCACTGCGCAGAGCTGCCGCCCCTCGTAGTACAGGAAGTCGCCCCGCCTTTCCAGCGCGGCGCCGTAGGGGATGTTCACCCTGCCGGATATGCCCTCGAACCGCGCCCGCCTATGACACACATACCTCATGCTGCCCTCTCCTTTCGCAGTGCGCTGTGCAGCGCCCGCAGCGCCGTCAAGCGTCCGTTGTCGTTGTGTCTCTTGTAGTAGCCCTTGGCGCTCACGATCTGCGCCCTTACGCCCTCCCAGTCGCCCTTAGCGGCCAGCAGGCGCATTTTCCGCCGGCATCGTGTCTGTGCGTCCCCTGTGCGGTGCGTCACCACTCGCCCGGACTCCGTCACATGGAACTTCGTCTTGCAGTAGCGGAAGGGCCGCCGCAGCGGCGCATAGCGGCACTTCCTGCGGTTCACCCGCAGCCCCAGCGCCTCGCACCGTGCGATGAACGCCTCCAGCACCGCCGCCGCGTCCACGCCCGGCGGTACCAGGATCACATAGTCGTCCATGTAGTGCTGCGCCTCCAGGTGCATCTGGCACCGCAGCCAGTTATCCACCGCCGACGGCAGAGCCACCATCTCCTGCTGGCTCTGCTCCATGCCCAGCGGCATACCCCGGCCCGGTTCTGTCTCCGGCGCCGTCAGCACCATCTCGTCTACCAGTGCCCGGATGGCCCCCTCCGGCATATACCGCCGGTGCCTCTCCAGCAGCGCTGCCCGCGGCGCCGAAGGAAAGAACTCCTTGAGGTCGCACAGGATAACGTATCCCTCCCGGCCATAGCGGCGGTAGTGCCGCACCAGCGCCCTTTTCAGACGCCGGTACGCGAACTCCAGCCCCTTCCCCTTTTGGCTGGCCCCGTTGTCATAGATCATGGCGGGGCCGTAGCAGGGCGCCAGGACGAACCGGCTGTGTACCTTCTGCACCTGCCTGTCGTCCACATGGGGCGCGTCGATGGGCCGGACCTTGCCTCGTTCCATCACGGTGAAGTGTACCGGCTTCCGCTGCGGGTGCCACGCCCCGCTTTCCACAAGGCGGCAGCTCCACGCTGTCCGCATAAACAGCTCCGCCTCGAAGGCCTGTATGCTGGTTTTCCACCGCACGCCCCGGCAGCAGTCCTTTCCGCATTGGTACATCCGGTCGAACCGGGCGATGTCCTCCAGCGTGCCCAGCGCCGCCATGCGCCGCCGCCTGCGCTCCTGCCGCCGTGCCTTCCTTCTCTGATAGCGCCCCTCCCGGCGCTCCGCGCTTGTCATACGGTAGCCTCTCGGCAGCGTCGGGCCGTGCCGCCCGGCGTGTTCTCTGCTTTCCCGCGGCACATGAAACGGAGGTAGGCACATTCTCCGCCATGCAAGCGCCCGCCATAGTCCCGGCGGGTGTGCCGGAACGCCGTTCCTTGGCGTTCCGGCAAGCGTCCGTGCAGCGGTGCGGGAAGCGGTTTTGGACGGCTCGTACCGTCACGGGAAGTGCCTCTCCTTTCGCGCAAGGTCCTTTTGCTGTTCGACCTGCTCACCCTCCAAGCGTAGAGGGGGCACGAAATCCGGGGGCCACGCCAAGCGAATTGCTGGCATTGTTGTTGTTCGCGGTGCCCGACGTGTTCACATTGCAGAAATTGTTGCTGTTGCTGGCATTCGGCGAGCGCAGCCAGGCATTGACCGCCTCCCGCCGCCAAAACGGTCGGGCACTTATTCAGAGACACACCCATAGTCTTATGACTTCCTTTTCTTTTCCTGCGCCATATACCGGCGCTTGTCGCTGTCGGCCACCGCCTCCAGCTTCTTACGCAGCGCCACGCAGTCGGCGCCTACATCCGTTTCCATCCGGTGCAGCTTTTTCAGTGCTGCCTCGGCGTTCAGCGTGATGCCCTTGCCGTTGCGGAAGGCGCCCTCCGGGTTGGACCGCAGCACCTCATGTACCTTGTCCATCCTCTCGCCCAGCGCCTTGGCCGCAGCGTGGCAGCGCAGCAGGTACTCCCGCCGCAGCGCCAGCTTCTGCCCGTCGCTGGGGAACACGTCGTTGGCTTTCACGGCGAAGTCCTGTACCTCCCCGGCCAGCTCCGCCGTCGGTACGGCGATCAGCCGGCCGTACCGTGCGCTCATGCACGAGAGCAGGTCGATGACCTCCACATACAGCTTTTTACTCAGCAGCACGAACTCCGGATCCCGCGGCCTTTCCGGATCCGGCTTCTGCCTCTTATAGGCCGGTACGCTCATTCTGGCTCCTTCTCCTTTCGCTCCCCCGGCTTTCGCCGGGGGATAGTCTGTCTGATGCCGGGCTTCGCCCGATCACGCGCAAAAGCCGGGGGCCACGCCACGCGAAGGGCTGGCAAAGCCGTCGGCCGCGGTGCCCGACGTGGCCACATAGCAGAAATCGCTGCTGTTGCTGGCATACGGCGAGCGCAGCCAGGCACCGACCGCCGTGGTGGTCGCCGAGTGCTTGTAGAATACTTTGGGGTTGCCCGCCTTGAAGTAGTCGTACTGCGCCTGCTTGCTCTGCTCTCTTGTGTCCGCGTATGTCCGAGTACCGAATATCTCATATTCAGCCAGTAAGAATGCGTAGTCCGTGGTTTCCGACACACCTTCAATGGTAGAGTTCAGCGTGTATTTCGTCACCGGCTTCATCACCGCCAACAGGTCCTCCGGCAGCACCGCCATGAGACTGCCCTGCAGAGGGTTGTCCGGCGTACCGTCGTTGCCCAGTACCGTCTTGTGCATCCGCGAGCCTTTCCATCCGTAGGAATTGGTATCCGTGGTGTTCATAGTGAAGTACGCGCCGCTGGTCCGGTTGCCGTACTGGCTGTCGCAGAAGGCCACCATGGCGGTGCCGATCTTGCCCATAAGGAAGTGGATGCGGTTCGCGCCCTCCACAGCGCTGTTGTGGTTAAAGCCGATGATGAACGCCTTGACCGTCACATTGGACACGTTGAGGCTCTGCCAGGTGCCGGAGAGCGTCACGTCCTTCGTGTCGCCCACGGACCAGTAGTTGGCCCCCTGCCCGGCGTCCGATACCGCCTTGATCATCTCCCAGCTATTGGTGTTCAGCTCCGCCGCCACGAAGCTGAGGGTGAGCTCCTGCGGCACCGTGGCCGTCTTCACGTCCGGTGTGGTGGTGCCGTCCTTGGAGGCGCTCACCGTGTAGGTGCCCGCCTCGTCCAGCTCCAGCACTGCCTGTCCGTTCTCGCTGACGGCGCTCACCGCCACGCTGCCCTTCCGGGCCGTCACCGTAGCGCCGCTGTCCACGTTCACCACCAGCTTCTGCGCGCCGTCCCCGGCGCCGCCGCCAAATCGAATGATAGTAGGCATTTCTTTACTCTCCCTCCTTGATGACGCGGATGGGGATGTCCACGGTGGGCTTCTTACCGTAGGCCTTCAGCGTCATGGTGCCCGCCGCCTGTCCGGCGTCCGTGATGTTGGCCGCCTGCAATGCCTTCAGCTGCTCAGCCGTGATGTTCACCGCTGGCAGCAGCTCCTGGTAGCTGGTGGCCGTCACGCCGGCGATGGCCAGCGTATAGACGAAGGGCGCCTCGCTGCCCGTCCAGCTTGTCGCCAGCAGTGTGGCCGTCACAGTGGCCTTGGGGCCGGAGTAGTCCGTGCCTGCCGCCGCGGCCGTCACGCCGCCGGAGCCGTCGCCCTTCAGCAGGCCACTGACCGTCACCTTGGCCTGGAAGTCGCCCACCTTCTTTCCGCTGTCGGCCAGGTTGCCCGCCGCGTCCAGCGCGGCCAGGTTGCCCGCCGCCGCCGGCGCCGTCTTGTCCGCCTTGTTCCCGATCTCGGCCAGGTCGCTGTTGAACTGCGTTGCCGTGCCGGTGTAGCCGCCTTTGCTGGCGGCGGTGTAGGCGCTCTCGCCTGCCTCGCCCTGCGGGCCCTGGATGCCCTGCTCGCCCTGCGGGCCGGTCTCGCCCTGGGGGCCCTGGGGGCCTTCCGGTCCCTCCGGGCCGGTAGGGCCGGTGGGGCCTGTGGCGCCGGTAGCGCCCTGCTCGCCCTTCTCACCCTGGATACCCTGCACGCCCTGCGGCCCCTGTGCGCCGGTGTCTCCCTTGGGTCCCTGCGCGCCGGTGGCGCCGGTTGGGCCCTGGGGGCCCTGCGGGCCCTGCAGCTTGCCGAGGCTCACCCAGTCCGTGGCCAGCTCAGACCATATAAAGATCTCATCGTCCTCCGCCGTCACCTGGTAGGCGTACTCGTTGCCGGTAGGGAACGCCTGCTTCAGCGCCGCCAGCGTCGGATAGATGTCCTGGATGGTGAAGGACTTTCCGTCCTCGCCGGGATCACCCTTCTGGCCCTGCGGGCCGGTGGGGCCGACAGGGCCGGTGGCGCCTGTGGCGCCCTTGGGGCCTGTCTCGCCCTGCTTGCCCTGTATGCCCTGTGCGCCCTGCGCGCCGGCAGGACCGGCAGGGCCGGTGGCACCTGTGGCGCCGGTGGCGCCCTTCTCGCCCTTGGCGCCCTGCAAACCGCGGGGGCCCTGGATGCCCTGGGGACCTGTTGCGCCCGCGGCACCCTGCAAACCCTGCACGCCCTGGGGGCCCTGGGGGCCGCGGATGTTGTAGGCGGGCGGCGGCGTGGCCGTTTCGCTCAGTACGAACGTCAGGTTGCCCAGGCCGTCCACCACCGGATACCATGCCGCGCCCTGCGGTCCCTGGTCGCCGGTGTCGCCCTTGTCGCCCTTGTCGCCCTTCGCGCCGGTGGCGCCCTTGTCTCCCTTCACGCCGGATACGATGGTGTAGGTGCCGTCGTCCGTCACCACACTGGCCCCGCCGAACTTCAGCCGGCTCCGCTGCGGCATCTGCTGCCCCGCCGCGTCGTAGATCAGGTGCCCGGAGGAGGCCACCTCCGTCCACGTCACGCCGTCCGAGGATACCTCGATGTGCTCGTCCGCATTCAGCCGGATGTACTTGATGTCCTCGCTGCCGTACTGGATCAGCTGCTCCACGCCCAGCGCGATCAGCGCGTCGATGAGCTTGTTGTGCCCGTCCCTCACCGGCCCGGAGGTGAGCCGGTCAAAGACCTTTTTGTTGTCCTCAGCCGTCCCGCTGAGTTGGTCCGGGGATGCCTGTACGCCCTTACTGGTAATGTCGGCATCCGTGATCTTGAAATCGCTCAGTCCCATGTGTTCACCGCCTTATCTCCTGTAGTTGGTGCCCGGCTCCTTGTACTGCACGCCGAAGGCGTACAGGCCGAAGGGCTCGTTCACCTCGTCGTTCCGCAGCCGGAACCGCACCTTGTCCACCTTTTTCAGCTTCACCTTGCCGTACAGCGTGCGCGGCGTCTGATCTCCGCTGAAGGTGAACTTCCCGAAGTCGATGTAGTCGAAGCTCAGATACCGGGCCTTGCTCTTGGCATCGTATACCTGCTTCCAGATACCCCGCACCAGCGCATAGATCTTCACGCCGGTAACAGGTGCCGCCGCCAGTCGTGCGGCCACGCCTGTGAACGACTTGGTCTGGAAGAACAGGTTGCCGTCGAAGTCCGCCGTGTCCCAGTACGCCGTGATGGCCTCGCCGTCGTCGCTGTAGCTGGCCGGGTTGTCCGGATCCGACGCGAACCGGCACAGCTTCCCGTCCGCCGTGCCGAAGCACAGCGCGCCGTCCTCGTCCGTGAACATGACGCGGGCCGGAATGTCCGGGAAGTAGTAGCACTCATACTGGAAGCTGCTGTAGGGGCTGTTCTTCTCATAGGTTTTCTGCTGCAGGTCCAGCAGGTACACCGTACCGTCCAGCGCCATGGCGTAGAAGTCGCCGTAGATGCACGCGCTGGCCGCGCTGCGGTCCTCCGCCTCGCGGATGGCACTTCCGATGTAGTAGCTGCGTTCCTGGCTGTACTTCTCGCCGGTCAGCTCCTCCGCCGTGATGGCGAACACGCCGCGGTCCGTGAGGAACAGTGGCTCCTTGTCTGTCCGGCAGAAGGTGTCCGGGGCCACCGCGTCCTGCCCGATGATGGTGTTGGTGATGCGGAATACCGCCTCGCCGTCCTCGTTCAGCGAGCCGGTACGCACCACCACGTTCCGGCCGTCGGCGCTGCCGGTGAGGAACGCCGCCAGCGTGTTGCTGAGCACGGTGTACCCCACCACCTCGCCGCCGTCGCGTGCGATCTTGGTGTAGTTGGTGTCCGGGAAAAAGGCAGGATCGTCGAACTCGCTGTAGAAGTCCGTGCCTTTCTTATCGCTGTTCCCGCTGAGGAACGCCCGGTCCGTGGCGCCGCCCACGCCGTACACCGCCGGAATGGTGCAGTGGTTGATGGTATCCGCGTACCCCTCCCGCGTCTTGGAGGCGGTGATGTGTACGTTGTCCTGTCCCGTCACCGGGCTCTCCCCCGGCGCGGTGTTGAACGTCACCTTCCCCGCTTCCCTGTCCACGGTGAAGTCCGTGTTTTCCACCTTGGCCACCCACTCGCCGTCGCTGTTCAGCACCTCCGCCGTCACAGGATCACTGTCCAGCCCCTCCGTGGTGAGCTGGTACACCGTGGCGTCCTTCGTGCCGAGGAAGCTCTCCGTCCACTTCTTCCCGATGAGGTTCAGCCCCTGGTAGGCCGTTCCGCCGCCGGTGGGGCGGCGGGAGATGATAATGGTCGGCACCGTGGCGTTGTCACTTACCGGCGCGAGGGAGGCGCCGTCATATACCCGGTACACGCTGCCGTCCAGCAGGTACAGTTTCTCGTCAAATACGAAGCTACGGCTCTTGGCGTCCGCCATGTCCCCTATGGCCTCCAGTGTCCACGCGCCGTCCGTGCCGATGTTCCGCCGGTACAGCTTCCCGCCGGCATGGACCAGCACCTCCCCGGCCAGCCGGTGGATGCCGTTGATGGCCGCGTTGCCGTAGGCCGTCACCATCGTGGTGTAGCCGGTTCGCTTGCGGACCTTGCCCACCTGGTCGCGTATCATGTTGGGGGCCTCCGGGGACCTGGACTTGTCCACGTTGCTGGGGCTGTTGTTCAGGTCGACGCCCCGGAACGCCTCCACCACCACGCTGTACTTCTTGCTTGCCGCCGGGACCGTGAATTGTGCCATGCGTTACCACCACCCTGTCGTATTACGAACACCAGCGGACCGGATGCCCGATCCGCTGGATGCGTAAGCTGTCTGCACCTTCACAAGACCGTCCTCGTACTCATTCCGCAATATGGTCGCTATGGAGATGTCGTCCTCCTTGTACAGTTCCGCCGCGATATACAGCGGGATCAGCACAGCGGCCTCCGCCGCAAGGTCTATTGCCTCCTCATCCGGCGTTTCCGCCGTGATGGTCTGCGGGTATGCCTTGTACCATAGTGTGTATGTGCCCACCACGCAGCCGGGGATGACGAACACGTCGTCGCCCTCCATGCTCCAGTCCTCCGCGGTACCGTAGGCGGTGCCGTCGGCGAACATGACCTCGCTGCTGTTCAGGCAGCGGAAGCGCGGCAGGTAGTCCTGCAAGGGTATCTTGTAAAGGTCCTTTGTCTTGGGCAGGATCAGCTTCTCCGCCGTTACCGCCGGTTCTTCGGCGTCGGCGTCGACCTCGATCTGCCACGACTTGAGGATGGGGCGGCCAACGGACGCGATCTGCTGCAGCGCCTCGTTGGCCTTAGCGGGCATGGCATTTATATATTCACGGTTGATGTCGTCCTCCGTCAGCACAGCGCCCTCGTTGGAGTACATGGTCTGCAGTGCAGCCAGTTTCACATCTCCCCATGTCATGCCGCCACCGCCTTCCTCTTAGGTGAGGTCGGTGCCGGTGGACATATTGCCCGCAGCGATGAACCGCCAGTCCACGAAACCGGCGCCGAAGCGGGCGCGGCCCTGCCAGACGTTGTTGTCGTTGTTGGTGTCGATGATGGACTTGACCTCCAGCGGCACGCGGTCCTGGAAGATGGGGCCGTCGTTCAGCTCAATGAACTTGCTGTCCAGCAGGAAGAAGGGCTTTTCGCTGCTCTTGCCCATGTCGGCCAGCGCGGCGGTCAGGTAGGGATCCACGATGATGTTCCAGCGGCCGAACTGGTAGTTGAAGGCGTTGTTGCCGGAGGTGGGCTCCTTGTCGGCGCCCACGGCGGAGAACACGGCGTCCTTCAGCGCGCCGTCGTTGGGGATCCAGATCGTGTCCGGGGCCACGCCCAGCAGCTCGCCGTTGTCGCCCTTGATGTTCTGCATCTCGGTCTCGATCTTGCCCAGCAGGGTATTGGTGAAGGTGCCCTTGTACAGGTTGGTCTGCTTGGCGCCGTTGACCTTGTTGGGGTGTGTCTTGGAGAACAGGGCCTGCCCATCGGCGCTGCCGCAGGCGAAGGTCTTGCCCTTGTAGGAAACGGTGGTGCCGTACAGGCCGCCGGCGTACAGGATACGCCCGAACTTCTCGCGGGTGCGGCCGTAGGCGGTCACCAGCTTGTTGGCGCGCTGCTTCATGGTGCCCAGCAGGCAGTCCTCCACCAGCTCCTTCGTCACGGAGAAGGACTGCTTGAAGGTCATGTTCACGATGTCCCGGAAGTAGCCGTCCTCAAAGCCGGTCTTGGGATAATCGCCGCCTTCTCCCACGGGCTCGAAGTCGCCCATGGCGGTCTCGCTGGAATAGCGCTCCGCCCAGTGGCGGCTCTTTTCCATGCGGTACAGATAGGGCAGCAGGCTCTCACGCTGGAACGCCTCGCCCCGGCTCTCCAGAAATGCCTTCAGCGGCACCTGGCAATCGCCGTAGATGGTCCCGTTCAGCCCGGAACCGATAGAAACGGTCAGAAAACCACTCATGTTATGTATCTCCTTTCTTCGCTTAGAACTTCACCGTCACACGGGAACCGACGGTCTGACCGTCGATGCCGGTGACCTCTGCCACGCCGCCGGTCTTGGTGGCGGTGACCTGCATACCGTCGGTGTGCAGGGTGACCTTGTCGCCCACGCCGACGGTCGCGGAGTCCGCGGGGGCCACGCCGAGGGTGGTCTCGAACTCCATGTACTTCTGCACCTCCACGCACGGCACCACGCCGTTGTCGTCGACAGGTCCCACGCACACATGGCTGGGTGCCGCGGCGCCGCTGCACAGCGTTACCTTGCCGCTGGCCAGCTTCAGCGCCTCGCCCACCTGGTAGGTCTCGCCGTCAGTGGGCTGCATATACACGATGGGGGGCGTATTGCCCACCAGCATTCTGCTAAGCATGAACATAGTTTGTTATCTCCTTTCCCGCCCCGTGTCGGGGCTTTACTGTTTGTAGAATTCTCCGTATGCGGCGTTGATCTCGTCGTCCGTCGCATTGGGATTGATCTCGCGGTACAGCTCCTTCTGCCGCGGCGTGGCGACATAGGGTGCCTCACCCGCAGCGCCGGGCACCGGGGCCATGTGGCGCTTGCCGCTGGCCTGCTTGATGCCGGCCTGCTTGGCTGCCTCCATGCGCCGCTTGTCCACGGCGTCGCGGTTGGCCATATAGAAGGCGTCCTCGATGGACAGGCCCTTTTCCACATAGTCGCGGAAGGCTGCCCCGGTGGGCATGGCCACAATGTCCTCAAGGCTCTGGACGCTGCCGTCGTACTTCACGCGCACCGCCTCAAGGCCCTGCCGGATGGCCGCCTGTGCCTGTGCGGTCACGTTCCGCGCTTCAGCGCTCATGCCCTCCAGGCGCTGGCGCTGCACCTGCTCCCGCAGGGGCTTCACGGCGTCATCCACCATGCCCTGCAGCGCCGCCGGATCCACGCCGGCGGAGAGCATCTGCTCCTCGCGCTCCTGTCTGGCCTTGGCCTCCTGATAGGCCCGGAAGTCCGCCTCCGTGCGGATGGGCCGGCCGGTGTAGGGGTTCGTCTGGCCCGCGAACAGGTCGGCATACACCGCGTCCACGCGGGCCTGTGCCGCCGCTGTTAGGGCCTGCCGTTCCGCCTCGCGCTCCCGCGCCCGGCGTCCGTAGGCCTGTCGGCTGCGCTCCTCGGCGCTCTGCCCCGCTTCCGCGCCCGGCGCTGCTGCGCCGTCTCCCGCTTCAGCAGGATCTCCGCCGTCCTCATGGGCTTCCGTGCTCTGTTCCTGTGCCGCGCCTTCTTCACCGGCGCCACCGGTACCGTTTTCCACAGGCTCCTGCGTGCCTCCTGTCTCGCCGCCCTCATCGGGCAGCTCCACGCCGAAGGCCTCCGCATAGTCCTGTTCCGTCAATCCGTTCATGGTGTTCTCCTTTCCGATTTTTCCGCGTTCGGTGCGAATACGCCCCTTTTCCGCCGGGGCCAAGCGAAATGTCCCGCCCATAGGCGGCGATGTTTTGTTGGCGTCAACAGTACACGCTTACTTGCGCTTGCCCTTGCTGCCGCCATTCCCGGTCCGAAGGTCGTTACCGGTGAAGCGCACGGTGCCCTTCTGGGCGGGCGCCGCCTTCTGGGCGGGCGCTTCCACGCGCTGGCTGCCCACGTTGGCGATGCTGCCGATGTAGCCCTTCTTTTTCTCCATGCCTCATGTCCTCCTTTCGCCGTATTCGGGTTTTTCCCGCCGTCCCGCCGGCGAAACGTTGTCCTGTGCAGCTCCGGGGCTGCGGTGGATGCCCCGCTTTTCGGCAGGGCGTCCGGTAGTAAGACAGGAGGAAAATCTGTCTGGCTCCGGGCGGCGTGCGAAACCACCCACCGCGGCCCCGGAGGGCCGTCTTACGCTTCCTCCGCGGCGTCCGCCGTCGGAGCGTCCTTCTTTTTTCTGAGCCGCCGGTCGTACCGGGCACATTGCGGGTTCCGGCACACATAGGCGGTCTCGCTGCCGCCGTCCGCGTTCACCGTGGCGCTGTAGATCATCATCTCCAGGCCGCATTCCGGGCACTTCATGCCATCTCGCCCCCTCCCTGCTGTGCCGCCATCGCCAGCAGCTCCTCCGCCGTTGGTTCCGTGCCGCCGGGGCTGTCCGGCGCCGTCGGCGGCGTCTGTTGGGCCTGTTGGGCCTGCTGGCGCTCCATCTGATCCCGCAGGCTCTTGACCATGTCCCCGGCCATGGGGTAGTGCAGCTTCTCCATCTGCTCCCAGAACCGCAGCAGCGTCGTGATCTCCGTGGGGCTGCCCATGGCGCCCTCCTGGAAGTTCATCCGCGTTTCCTTCCACAAGGCCTGCCGGTCCGAGGCCAGCGGCGCCGAGCTGTCGCAGGAGAACAGGAAATCCGTGTTGTACTGCCACTCCCCCGCCTCGTCCTGATACAGGAAGTCGTGGCGGTCGAAGGTCACATACGCCACATCGCCGTGTTCGTCCGTCCGCCGGATGGTGCGCGGCTCGTCGCAGTAGGCCAGCATCCACTTGAAGATGGCTTCAAACAGGTCCTGGTACATGGCACGCTTCATCACCCGCTTGCTCTCCAGACGCCCCGCCGCCTGCTGGGCGCTGAACTCCTTGGCCACAGCGCTGGTGGCCGTGGGATCCTTCCGGCCCTGCATACTGTCCGTTATGCCGATGGTCTGTCTGGCCTGCTCGTAGATCTGCGCCATCATGGCCAGATCCGTGTTGATGTCCACCTGCGTGTTGAAGGTCTTGATCATCTCCACCTGCGCCGGGTTCTGCAGCTCCACCCGCACGCCGTCCTTGTCGGTGATGAACTGCGCACCGGGCGGCACGGTGGTGAAGCTGCCGCCGGACAGCACCTTCGTGTTCAGCTTCGTACAGAGCTTGTTTAGGCTGTTCTGCTGGTCAAAGATGGCGTCAAGGTCGCTGCTGCCCCAGAACCGCCCCGGCATACTCACGTTTTTGCGGATGACCAGCGGGAACACGTCCGGCTTGTAGTAGGGAATGCGCGTCTGCTCCTGCCGGTAGGCCGCCTCCGTCATGGCCACCGCCGGACCGCCGCCCGGCTGCATCTGCGGCAGCAGCACGCCCGCCTCCAGCGCCACCGGCTGGCCCAGCTCGTCCCGCACGGTGCTGACCGCCGGGATCACCGCGCCGCTGCGCAGCACGATGTCCTCCGTCAGCTCCTCGTACTCCATGACCTCGTCCTCGAACTTCTTGGAGCCGCAGTACGCGCACTTCTTGCCGTCGCCCACGGCGCCGCAGGCGGTGCAGCGGTGTACCCGCCGGAGCTGGTAGTCCTCCAGGTCCTCCAGCACCACGTCGTTCACCCAGCGCAGCCGCCCGATGCCGCCCTTGCCGTTGCGGTAGTAGGCGGTCACCATCGTCACCAGCTGGTCCGTGGTGTCCGCCGACGCACCCAGCCGCCGGGCGTCCGGATCGCTCTCGTTCTCGTCGTTGACGTCCACACCGTAGAACTTTCGGATCTGCCGCTTCGTCTGCGGCGTCTTGAGGAAAAAGAAATCCATGTCCGCCACCTGCGTCATGCCGGCCTGCGGCACGATGCCGTAGGGGTGGACAAGGCTCACCTTCAGGTCGCCCAGCCAGTCCTTGCCGCTGACGCTGTCCAGCCAGTCCACCAGCAGGCCGTAGCCGCCCTGTACCGGGCTCAGCCGTTCGCCCTCGTCGTTCATGCGCTCGGAGGGCAGCCGGTCCATTACGTCCCGCAGCATAGCCTCTATGACGTCGGCCAGCCACTCGTCCTCCTCCCGCACCGCCGTCACCTTCGGCGAGGGGATGGTGCTGTCCACCTGTGTCTCGATGATCTCAAAGCTCACGTTCCGTACATGGCTGGCAAGGCTCTCCTTGGCCTTGGTGCCGTCCGGGGCGTAGATGGTGTGCCCGCCCTCGTACTGCTGCTCCCGCCGGAGCATCCTCTCGCGCTCCCCGGCGATGGCGTTCTCCGCCAGCACCAGACGCTCCTGCCACACCTGCAGCTTCTCCTGGTCCTTCCTGTTCATGGCTTCCTCCTGTCAAAATTCCCGGCCTCCGCCGGCAAGCATCGTTTCATAGTCCCCGGCGTCGTCCTCGTCGTCCTGCCGGTCCATACGCTCGATCATGTCGTGCAGCATTCCCAGCGCCTTCAAACAGCCCTTGGCGTCAAACTGCCATTGGCCGCTTTCCACATAGGCTTTCAAATCGCTGTCCCACTGCATCACCGGCTTGGCGGCGCTGCACCGTTCGTACACGCGCCAGACCTCCACCGCCAGCGAGTGGCGTGTCACGCCCAGCGCCTCAAACTCCGTTTTCAGCAGCTCGTCCCGGTAGGCCTGCACGTCCGGATCCTTCATCAGGCGGCTGGCCGTGTTGGCCGCGCTCTTTGCGCTGTACCCGGCCCGGATAGCTGCCCTCGTGCCGTTCATATCGACCAGCCACTCCCGCACGAAGCGCTTTTGCTTCTCACCCAGCCGCTTTTCCGTCCTGTCAGCCACGCCGCCAGCCTCCTTTCCCGCCGGTGAATACTCTCCGTTTTATCCATTGTGCAACACTTCAACGTGCAGTTATCACGGAAATGCGGAAAAACGCAAAAAGCCCGGAGGCCGTGCAAAAATCACAGCTTCCGGGCAGTTCATTCAGTTAAAGCGTGTCAGTTATCCCAGAAAACGAGCCGTTTACCAGCTCTCGTAAAAGGCCTTCCTCATGTCGTACAGCACGCTCTCTGTGATGGCGTGGTCCAGTGAGATGGCCGTCACGCTTTTCCGGGTGGTCATCAGCTCAAAAAGGGCATGGCTGTACGCACCTCCGACCATGTCGCAGGTGTACTTGACCTTTTCCTGTATCCACCGCGGCTGCTCCGGCAGCGTCAGACAGGTGTAGCGGATGAAGCCCTGCTTCTCCTCCGGCAGCTTCACCCCGCGCAGCTTCTTAAACCCCATCCTCGTCACCTCCCTCCAGAGGCTCCCCGGCATAGGCGATAGCCATCTCCTTGCTGCCGCCCACCTTCCGGGCGGGATCGCGCTGGGCCGGTATGTAGCGCACGAAGTTCACCCCTGCCTCCGGATCGTACCGCGTCCCCGGCAGGGCCGAGGCCCCGGCCGGTACCCGCAGCGGTGACGGCGACCATGTGTACAAATGCTCCACCTTCGGCTTGACCATGTTCCGGCTGACGCTGTACTTCTTCTCGTCCGCCACGCCCCGTGCCTGCAGGATGAGATACCGGGCCAGCGGGTAGTAATCCTTCTGCCGCCGCAGGATCTGCACGTCCACCGTGCCGTTGCCCCACACGTCGTCCAGCTTCTCGCCGTACAGCCAGAACACGCCGTCCTCCAGCCGCAGGCCGTGGCCGGAGATGACCACATGGACGTGGACGCGCACCACTTCCCCGGTCTCGCCGTCCATCTCACTGGGCACGATCACCCATTTCAGCACCTTGCCGTGCTTCTTCATCCGGTAGGCCACACGGTCCGCGAACTTCCGCGCCTCCTTCTTGGCCCCTGCCAGCGTGCCGCCGCAGGCGATCAGCGCCTCGTCGGTGAAGGACAGCGTCAGATACCCGTCGCCGTTGGCATAGTTGCAGTTCAGTGTCCGCGCCAGGGCGAGGATGGCCTGCTGCCGGTTGTTCTCCTGCTTCTTCTCGCTGCTGGCACCCTTGATCCGCGCTCCCCGCCGGGATGGCCTGCGCCCCACATAGGTCTTGCGGCGCTCCACCACGGAGCCGCTGGTGATCTTGGTGATCATGTACATTCCCTCCTTCGCCGTCGTCATGGTTTGCTCCTCCCTCTCCCGCGATAAAATAGCATAGGTCGCGCCCGTGCCCGCACGAGCCGCCTGTTCATTTCTCCGCCCGCCGGTAAAGCCGCCTGCCCGCCGTCCACGGAGGAGCCGTCACGCGGTGCCGTTCCTCCGCTGCAAGCGGCCTTCCCGCCAAACATAGGTTTTTAACGAGCCCACAGATACGCGCCCGCGCGTATTATATATAAGGTAGTCAGACACTCATATCGCCGCCCCGACCTGCCTACGTCAGTACACCACGCATGAGCGCAGTCCTTCAGCCCGCCAGGGCGGCTATACCAATGTCTGCCGATGCCATCGCCCAGCCCCTTCCGGGGCTGGGCTTTTTCTCGTTTACGTCTGTTCCTCCACCGCCCGCTGGGCCTCTGCCGCCATGCCCGCGAAGGCCGCGCAAAGCGCCGCGGCGCTGGCGTTGATGGAGCCCATCTCAATGAGGGCCTCGTCCTCGTTGCCGTCCTTGATGGCGTCCCATAGCTCGCTGTGCAGCTTCTCCAGCGCCTTGGCGTCCCGCTTGGTCTCCTCGATCCGTTGCCGCAGGACCGCCCACACCTCATAGAAGCTGGCATAGTCCCGGCCCATCTTGATCCGGCTCTGGCTCTGGGCCTCGGTCACCGACTGGCTGCCCAGAAGCGCCACATTCACATC